GCAGTTGGCTGACCACCTTGGGATAGCCAATCTGTCGGTGGTTCCTAACATTGGCCTACAGGACGGAATCCAAGCAGTTCGCCAAATGTTGCCCCGAACTTGGTTCAATTCCGTAAAATGTGGCGACGGGATAGAGGCTTTACGCCAATATCAACGAGAGTATGATGAGGACAAGAAAGCGTTCAGGGCATCACCCCGACATGATTGGACATCACACCCTGCTGACGCTTTCCGTATGTTGGCGGTTGCGTGGAGGCAAGAGCCTGCCGCGCAAAAGCCGTTAGAGGGCAAGGTGCTAATCGTTGGGCCGCAGAACGAGGTCACCCTTAACGATATGTGGCAAGTGCATGAGCGCAGCGTCTCAAGGAGGGCGCGAATATGAGTGGCGTTAATCTTCCGTATCAGTATCCCTACGAGACGGTCGCCGCCTCGCAGACCGCGCAGGTGCTTGGCACCAATGGCGCAGCAAACGACTACCTGCACCGCATCGTGGTGACGGTATCCACGGCTGCAAGTTCGACCGTTAGCATCATCGACGGCAGCACGACCGTGCTTGCTATCCCTGCCAACACGCCCATCGGTGTGTACAGCCTTGACCTCGGCCTCAACGCGGCTACCGGCCCGTGGAAGGTCACGACGGGTGCAGGCGCTGCTGTGCTGGCGATTGGACTGTTTAGCAAATGAACCGCAAGCCCGGACTCTACGCCAACATCCTAGCCAAGCAGGAGCGCATCAAGGCTGGCTCCGGCGAGAGGATGCGTAAGCCGGGAGAGGCTGGCGCACCGACTGCAAAGGCGTTCCGCGAGTCTGCCAAGACCGCTAAACCCGAGAAGAAGGGTTACTGATGAGCGCAGCGTGGCAGCGTAGCGAGGGCAAGAACCCGAAGGGTGGCCTCAACGCAAAGGGCCGCGCTTCCTATAAGGCCGAGACGGGCGGCACGCTCAAACCTCCCGTGAAGGGTGGCGACAATCCTCGCCGCGCCTCGTTCCTCGCACGCATGGGCAACATGGCTGGCCCGATGGAGAAGAACGGCAAGCCTACCCGCCTCGCTCTCGCGTTGCGTGCGTGGGGTGCGTCGAGCAAAGAGGATGCGCGTGCGAAGGCTAGTGCCATCTCTGCGCGAAACAAGAAGGACTGAACATGGACGAGCGCGTAAGCCAAGAGTTGGAGAAGTACCTGCGTGCTGTGGGTACTTACGAGAACGAGTTCGCCAAGTGGCAGGCGCGTGTCAAGAAACTGGTCAAGCGTTACCGCGACGATACCCGTGGCTCTGGCGGCAACGAGACAGCGAAGTTCAACATCCTGTGGTCAAATGTCCAGACGCTGATTCCTGCCGTCTACGCCAAACTTCCGAAGGCTGATGTACAGCGCCGCTTCGGTGACAACGACCCCGTGGGCCGCGTGGCATCACGACTCATCGAACGCGCCGTAGACTTTGAGATTGAGCATTACCCCGACTTCCGCTCGACCATGAAATACGATGTCGAGGACAGGTTCCTCGGCGGTCGCGGAACCTCATGGGTGCGGTACGAACCCCATGTAGCGCCCATCGGGGTTGAGGATGACGGTCTATCCATCACCTCGGACATCGAAGCCGGTGAAGGTGCGCCGCCGCCGCTCGAGCAGGTCGAGTACGAACGCGCCCCGGTTGACTATGTGCATTGGAAGGATTTCGGACACTCTCAAGGGCGCACTTGGGAGGAAGTGACTTGCGTATGGCGCTGGGTCTACATGACCCGTGAGGCCATCGTAGAGCGTTTTGGCGAAGAGATGGCACGCACCATCCCGACCGACCAAGGCCCGGAGACGCTCAACGCCTACCGCGACAGCAAGCGTCAGTACAACCTCGCCAAGATATGCGAACTCTGGGACAAGGAGACGCTGAAGGTCTATTGGTTCTGCAAGGGGATGCCGCACTTCATTGATGTGCGCGAAGACCCGCTCGGCGTGGAAGGGTTCTTCCCTTGCCCGAAACCGTTGTACGCCACGACGACCTCGGACAACCTCGTACCCGTCCCTGACTTTGTGCTGTACCAAGACCAAGCGATGGAGTTGGACATCCTATCCGACCGCATCGACGGATTGGTGAAGGCTCTGCGGGTGCGCGGCGTGTACGACGCAAGCCAGCCTGCGCTACAGCGCCTGATGACCGAAGGCGACAACAACGCCCTCATCCCGGTGGACAAATGGGCAGCGTTTGGCGAGAAGGGTGGCCTCAAGGGCAGCATTGACCTTCTGCCGCTCGACACCATCGCGCAGGCGCTTCTGCAATGCTATCAAGCGCGTGCCGACATCAAGGGCCAGATTTACGAAATCACGGGCATCGCTGACATCATCCGTGGTCAGTCTGCCGCCTCGGAGACTGCGACCGCGCAGCAGATTAAGGGTCAGTACGCTGGTCTTCGTCTGCGGTCGATGCAGGAGGATGTGGCGCTCTACGCTACCGAGGTCATCCGGCTGAAGGCGCAAGTGATGTGCCTGCATTACCAGCCGCAGACCATCCTTGCCTACGCCGCCGCCGAGCAGATGTCTGACGCTGACAAGGCGCTCATCCCGCAAGCGTTGCAACTCATCCGCGACAAGCCGCTGCGTAACTTCCGCATCGACATCGCCGCTGACAGCCTTGTGCAGATTGACGAAGCGCAAGAAAAGCAGGACAGGATGCAGTTCCTGCAAGCCTTCGGTGGCTTTTTGCAGCAGGCGCTCCCGGTCGGTCAGGCATCGCCCGAACTTATCCCGGTGATGATGGACTTGCTCAAGTACGGGGTGCAGGCGTTCAAGGCCGCTCGACCGCTTGAGGGCAGCATTGACGCAGCGGTGGAACAATTGAAGATGGCTGCACAGCAACCGCGTGAGAACCCAGAAGCGCAACGCGCACAGATGGTCGCGCAGGCCGAGCAGGCGAAGGCGCAGATGATGATGCAAGTTGAGCAGGCGAAGTTGCAGCAGGCTTCGCAGGTCGAGGCGATGAAGGCGCAGAACGACCAGCAACTCGAATCGCTGAAGCAGCAGTTTGAGGCGCAACTTGCACAACAGAAAATCGCCGCTGAACAACAGATGGCGAAGTACAAGGCAGACTTGGACGCTGCAACCAAAATCATGGTAGCACGCATCTCGGCTAACCCCGGCCTCGACATCCCCGCTCTGGAGCAGCAGCAAGCCGTCACCGAGCGTGTCATGCAGGACATGGGCGGCGAGGTAAGGCAGGCCATGCAGAACCTTGTGGCGCTCTACGGTCAGATGGCATCGTCCAACGACGAGAACATGAAGGGCGTACGCTCTGCCCTGTCAACGCTGACTGCCCCGAAGCGCATCATCCGTGGCCCTGACGGTCGGGCTGTGGGCGTGGAGGCGGTGCAGCAGACCCTTGAACTGGAGCCGCGACTGCAATGATTACGACGACCAAAGGGATGATGGACGAAACCCTGCTGGATAAGCGCGAGGGCGAGGTTAACAACAACCATGAACACACGCGCTGGGTCGAGTATTGGCACGAGGGTGAACTTGTCCATCGCTCTGTCCATGTCCACCTCAAGGAAGCCCCGGCGCTGTTCCCCGAACTGGAGAAATTTTGATGGCTAACACGCAGGCAATGTGTACCTCGTTCAAGGTCGAGATTCTGGGTGGTGTACACGCCATCGGCACGCCCCCGACTCGGGCAAACACTAACAAGGACACCTTCAAGGCTGCGCTTTACGAGGCCACCGCCACGGTTAACGCTGCCACGACCGCCTATAACGCCTCTGGGGAGGTGTCGGGCGCAGGGTACAGCGCAGGTGGCATCACGGTATCAAACGCCACAGCGCCCACCTCAACGGGAACCACGGCGTATTGGACACCCTCGGCCTCGCTGACCTACACCGGGGTGACGCTCACGACGGCGTTTGACGCGGTGTTGATGTACAACAGCAGTCAGGGTGACAAGGCGGTAGCGGTTTACACCTTCGGGTCGCAGACGGTCACGGCGGGTAACTTCATCCTGACGATGCCGACCAACGATTCCTCAACCGCGCTCCTGCGGATTGTGTGATGAGTCGTGGCGAAGGGGCCGTGGAACACAGGTACATGGGATGACGCGCAATGGGACAGCCTCCCGGTCACAAGCGTCACCGGAACCGGTGGCGTTGGTAGCCTCGGCACCCAGCAAAGCGTCACGCTCACGGGCGATTCTGCAACAGGCGAGACGGGAAGCCTCGGAGCAAGCATTACGGCGGGCCTTACGGGTGTCAGCGCCGTTGGAGTCGTTGGAGATGAAACCGATTCGGTCGAGGTTGCCCTTACCGGTGTGGGAGCATCTGGTCAAACAGGTTCTCTCGACCTTCAAGGAGAGGCTGCGCTTACAGGTGTGGAAGCGACCGGAGCAACCGGAACCCTCACCGCCTCCGTCCAACCCATCATCGTCCTCGACGACTCGCACGAAGGCGACAAAAAGCGTAAGAAAAATTGGGAAGAAGACCAAGCGAAGCGCGAAAGGCGCAAGCAAGAGTTAATCTCGGTTTACGAACAACTGCATGAGACACGACCAGAAGTTGCAGAGAGGATTGTTGAACCGCATTTAACTGTTAACATTGAGCAACCCACGGTTAACTGGGATGCCTTGTTAGGCGACCTTGACCGAGTGGAAAGGTTGATGCGAGAGCATCAAGAGATGGACGACGAAGAAGTATTGTTGCTGCTATGAAACGAACTTATGTGATGGTCGATGGCGAGTTTGTAGAGCGCAAGCGCGATGAGCGTGGGCGACACCACTACATCCTTCCCGACATCGCGCCTTACAAGTCCATGATTGACGGACGCATGATTACTTCGCGTTCGCAGCACCGTCGGCACCTCAAGGCTAACGGTTGCATTGAGGTCGGTAACGAAGACCCGACCAAGTTTGTTAACAAAGAGAAGCCGAAAAGCAATCGAGTGGATGTGTTGCGTCACCAGTTAGCGAACATGACCCATTCGGATGCCAATCGGTTGTTGTCGCGGTTGCGCGATGAAGTCCGATTTACCCACGACCCCCACAGGAGACGGTAATGGAACAAGCCCCACAGGCAGAAACGCTCGACCGCAA